GGGCCGTTCGGACCGCCCACTGCCGGCGGCGTTGTCACCGGCGGCGCACCACCAGTCGATGCCGCTCCGGGTGCTGCCCCGCCAGCTGCCGGAGGTTTCGGAATTGCCCCCTGCCCCTGCGACAGAGCGGTCTGCGTTGCCGGCGTTTGCTGATTCCACCAGCTCGGCGCTTGGTTGTACCACGACGGCGCCTGACTGAACCATGCCGGAGGCGGGCCGCCGCCGCCGAACGGATTCGACGGGCTCGGGCCGCCAACGGGTGCGCTGGCCGGTTTCATGCCGCCGCTCGTGTCGATCGGTTTCATGCCGCTCGGGATGTTCGGCATGTTCGTGGGGTTCATGCCTCCGGGTGGACTCGGCGTAGCGCCCAAAGTATCCGCGCTCGGCTTCGTCGGTGTCTGCGTGAGCTGAGGCTGCGGAGGAGTCAAAGGACTTGCCATTTTCTGTCTCCCTTAGATGCGCGGATAGTATGCCTGTAACGGTCAGTCTTCAATAGTGTAATTGACGACGACGGCGATCGAGCCGCCGCCGGTGATGGCACTGGTGATATTGACGAGGAAGGCGTCGAAGAAACCGACGATGTCGAACGTCCAGTTTGTCGCTACGGAAAGATCGAGCGCTTCGATGCCCAGAGGAGCAAAACTGTTCGTCGCCCCAACCGGCTCGGCACGCAGGCTGAGCACCCCGCCGCTAACCGTTCCGGTCGGAATGATCGAGATGTAGTGGCGATTGCAGAACGTGATGTCGGCAGGATTCTGCCGCGACGTGATCCCGGTTCCGGTAAGACCGCTAGCGATGACCGTGGTAACTCGTCGGCGAAGTCGCTGGTCGCCAATTGACGGGGAAGTCATGTCGTCACCACGAAGGCGCGCGTGCCGATGTTCGTGATCGTCGCGCGCGTTGCGTCAGCAAGCGAGTACGGGCCGGCGGTTCCATTGAACGTCGATGTCGCATCGCCGCCGGTGATCGCGCCACCGGAGTTGTTGATGACAGATGCCGACACGCCGATCGCTTGCAGCGCCTCGACGCTGAAATTCGCCGCCGCTCCCGTGATGAGCGCCGTTTGATCCTGCCACGGCAGCGCTCCGCTACCAGTCCAGGCGCCAGCCAGCGCAGGCGTCCCGAGCGTGGCTATCGCGAGCCAGCCAATTCTGCCGCCAACAAAAACGAACTCAATCTGATCGCCAGCGCAGTAGAGTCCCGGCTGGTTTGTGTGATTCACGTTGTCAGGCGTGATGCCGTTGATGAAATTCCCGTCCGTCCCGGTCGTCACGATGCAGTTCGTCGGAATCGCGGTTCCATCCGCCTTCATCGCGACGACGCACGGCGGATCGTTGACCGAAGGGCTGTCCGGCAGCGTGACGATGACGGTTGTGTTTGCGCTCGCGGCACTGACATCGACCAGCACATTGCGCAGCGTGGCCGTGAGTTGCACCGACGCGGTCTCGCCGGTGAGCGCACTCTCGGCATTGAAGGCCGCCGCGATGCTGTTGAAATTCGCGTTCAGCGCATCTGGATCGACGACGCCGAAAATCTGTACGCCGCTCGGCAAAAAAAGCTGGACGTTGGCAACTTGCATCGCTACGTCGTCACAGTCAGGTCGTCACAATGAACGTGTTTGCGGCAGTGCGCGTGAACAGCGACCGCACGGACGCAACACTGAGATTCTTCGGGCCAACAACGCCGTTGAATGTCTGTCCGCTGGTCCCAATCGCGACGCCAAGTGACGTCCCGAGCACGCCGATCGTGAACGAACACTGTTGCCCGTTGACCGCTAGCGGGATGTTCAAATTCGGTCGCAACGCCGGGTAAGCCGTCAAGTCGGCAACGATATTGAGCCCGCTGAATAGATACGGCGCAGCAACGCCGTATTCCTGCAATTGTCCGCCAGCCTGGTTCACGTAGGCGTTGATGTTGCCGCCGACAGTCGCCCAACCTTGCGTGCCACCGATGAAGGAAAGCGTGACGCAGTCGCCCGGATTCGTCAGATAGGGCAGCCCAGGCGTGCCAGCAGCGCCAGCAATCCCGTCGATCTTGTTGCCATCCGACGTCGCCAAGAAAACCGACGTATCGAAAATTGTTCCGACGTTTAGACCAGTCGCTACCACACAAACCGATACCGACGGATCGCCAACCGCAGGATTCGGCGGCAGCGTTACGACCATGTAGTTCGATTGCAGCGCCGATAGATCGACCAGTACGTTGCGATTCCCGGTCGTCGGCACGGCGTACGAACCGCTGACCGGCGTCCACGAATTCTGCGCATTGAACGCCGCTTGGATCGCGTTGAGGTTCGCGTTGATGTCGGTGTTTTTGACGCTACCGAACTTCTGCACCAGCGTCGGCGTGTACCATGCGAAGGCCATCGTCTATCTCCAGTGCCGGCGCGAACGCGTAGCGTAGTTGATACTCGCCGATTGCAGTGTGTGCGGGAAAGCCACGGCGGACGTTCCGCTGAATGTCAGTGAGATTGCGACGCCGCTGTTGTGCAGTTCTTTCCGCAAGACGTTGCGCCCAGCGCTGCCATAGAAGCCCACGCCGTAAACGCTGTTCTGATCGAATACGGCGCCAGTCAAGGAGCGCGTGATCGTCTCCAGTATTTCCGGCGTTCGATAGCCGTAGCCATCGTCGTACTCCGCGCCAACTTGCAGATTCGTGTAGACGTTCGCGCCGAGGATGTCGATGTAGCAGCGCCGATAATACTTCTCGACGTCGATGTTCTGCTGGCCGTAGTAGAACTGAGTCTGCGCCGCATAGCTGATCGGCGTGCCGAGCGCCCCGAACGTCGCGCCCGTGTCGTCCTCGTAGACGTAGCCGTCGTCGCCGCACATGTAGATGCGCTCCGGTGGCGGCGCGTTCGTGAAATTGTTGACCGCTATCGTGGACGCGTTCGACCAGAAGTGGTGCACGTTCTGACCATAATTGCACATGCCGATGCCGAGCAGATTGTCGCCGCTCTGGCAGAACGACAGGCACGTCCCGCCGTCGAAATAGAGGCGGTACATGTTGTGGTCGCGCGAAACCGTCGATTCAATGACGCCATTGCCGGATTTCATGAGCTGACGGAGAAGTGAGTTTACCGGCTTCGAGATGGCATCCTCGCCAAAGTTGCCGAACTGCGAGGACTGCGTGAGCGATACCAGCCCCTCGTCCGTCATGAACAGCACGTTGCCGCCGATACGCTGCGCGGTGTCCGCATACGCGCCGAACGTCGTCGCGATGTCGCGCAACTGGAAATTCTCGTTAACGTCACCGTAGAGCATGCGCACGCGATTGCGTGTCGTGATGAGCATGGCGTTGTTGACGTCCTCGACCATGTTCGTAATGTCTTCCCCGAGCGCACGCGTGTCGGCGCCTTGCACAGCCGTCCAGTTCGACGGCATCTGGTATCCGGAATGGACGAGGTTGCCGCTAGCGTAGCCCAAGAAAAGCTGATCCTGCCACGCCGCAATCTTGTTCGGAATGTCGGTAAACGAGATGCTGTTGAACGTCGCCGCCGTGAGCCCGACGCCAGTGATGAGCGGAGTCAGGCAAACGGTCTGCGTGATGAACGGATCAATGAAGCTGAACTCGATCGCCGAGCCTTGTCCGGTCACTCAGTAAAGCCGCACATTGTTCGCGACGCCACCGAAGTTCCAGCGACGGAAACGGTAATTGCCGACCGGCGGCAGTGTGTTGTTGACGAGGATATTTCCAGACGCGGGCGTCTTCGCAACATTGATGCCGCTGACTTTCAGGAACTCATTCGCGACGAAGGTGCCCGTCGTCGTCACCCCGGAGATGTACCCGAGCGCGTCGCCACCGCCAACGGTTCCGAACATGTTGATGACGTTCTTGACTACGGCGGTGGCGCCGGAAGTGGCGCCAGTCAAGGTGTCGCCGACGTTGATCTGGATGGTGTTGAGTTTGAAGTAGAGGATGAACCCGAGCGAAAGTTGCAGCCATCCAGCGCGCGTCGCTACGTACAGGTTCGCATAGGAATTGCCGGTCGATTTGCGAATCCCAATGAGGTAGCCGTTCCAATCGACCGCGGCGAGCGCTGGCCCTTCTCCACCCGTTCCGCCGATCGGCGAAATCAGTCCACGGATCACATTGCGCGCGCTCGCGATGAACGAATAGCTCAGCGAATTGTCGGCGAACGCGAGCGGCGCGGTTGCGACCAATCCAAACTGCGAATTGGTGCCGTTGCGCAGCGAATTGCCGACGGCCACGATGCCGTGGAATTGCCGATCCGTGAACTGATCCGTGTAGTACGCCGTGAATAGTGCATCGAGCAGCAGCGTGAAAACGAAATAGGTCGCGCCCCGATAGTTCTGCGCGCCGAGAAAATAGATGAACGGACCATTGTTGCCGACGCGAACGGAGTCGCCGATCGCCGGGACTTTCGTCTGGTCGGTGATCGTCATTTGCACCGCTTGGTATACAAATGCACTCGGCTGATTGCCGCCGTCCACCGCCTCGAATCCGGCCTTGCTCGTGTAGCCGCCAGAGTAGTTCGGCTCGTAGTTGTTGCAGTAGAGGAGCTTCCCCGGATCGCCCTGCGCGATCACTTCCTCAATGTCGAGGCCGCCGGTAAGGATGAACCGCTCGGCGATGTTGTTGTCTTGCTGCGGATAGCCGATGGCGTCGCGGAACTCCTTGAGCGACGTCATATCGTCACCACTTCGAGCGGCGTATCGGACTCCGACATACGATCGGTGCGCATGCCGGGAAGCTGGTCGGCGCGCAATTCTTCGAGCAAATCCTGATACTCGGCGAGCGCGCCCTGCATGATTTCCGTCGCGCCCTCGACTTCGGCCCAAATCACTTTCGCGCGCGCGATAATGATGCGGCAGGACTCATAACGCACGGAACCGGTGGCCGCGTTGTTCGATCCAACCGGATTGGAAATCGAGCTGGGAGGACTCAGCGACGCCGCCGTCGATGGCGTTGTGCCCTGCGTATGCGGTAGCTGATTTCCGCTGACGGTGACCAGTAGCTCGACGAGCGGCGAGACGTCGCCGTCGGCCACCATGCGGCGCGGCCTGATCCACCCGTCGTATTGATAGCCAAGCCCGGTCGCGGATGCGTGCGAGAGCAGTGGAATCCCGTTCGGCGCTACCGTCCAGTTCGTCGGGTAGTCGCTGACATTCTTCGCGCCGCGCGATTGCCACGTGCGCTCGAACTCGCGCCACGGCATGTACCGCGGCCGAAACGACTGCGTCGTGCTCGAATAGTTGATCGTCAGGGATTCTTGATTCACGCGCCGGAGCGTGAAACTGGTATCCGTGTATCCGGTATTGGGCGTGCCGCCATTGTACGAGCGCGGCGTCGCGAGCCAGTCCTGCCCTACCGCCAACGTGTTGCGGTACTGCCGCCAGAGAAAGTTCCAGTCGTGATGTAGCGACTGAACCTCATAGTCAGCATCCGCAACGAACGAAACGATGCGCGCCACTTCGGGCGAGTACGTCGATGAGCCCTGTCCGGGCGTGTTGCCTCCGGGCGCTAGTGTGCCGCCGCCGGTACTCGTCAGAAGCTGCCCGCCATTGATACCCAACTCGGTGATGAGGGCATTCACCAAGTCGAGGAAGGTGAGCATCGCTCGCTCCTATCGGCGTTTGAAACTCAGCCGATCCTCGTCGTCGAGCTGATCCGGCATCTTCTGCCGGAACGCCAGCCCATCGGCGATCACTGGCTCCTGCAAGCTGCCTGGAACCTTGAAGCCAACGGCGGCGATGTCGGCGCCCGGCAGCGGCGAGGCGTTGTCGCCAGCCAGCCTGTCGTTCGTCTTGATCGTGTAGCCGCGGTCTTTGGCGAGCCGATCTTCCATGCTCTCGCCGATCATCCAACCGAGCGTCTGTTCTCTGCTCATTGCACTCTCCGATCGAAAGGCCGCGCGGCCACCATAGAGCGACCTCTACCAGAGGCCGCGCGGCAATACTCGCCCCGTCCCTGGGCTCCGATGAACCCAGTGCCAGAAGCTCAGCCGAACCGCGTACCGCGGCCCGCTGCCGTCTTCGGATGCTGCATGTGAACCTGACCGCCGCCTTCGGTGTCCATGCCGATGTCTTCGGGAGTGACGTCGTGAATGCCCTCCATCATGCCGAAGCCTTCGGTGAGGTCTGCGCCAGTCGTCGGCCCGCGGGCCGGCGTCAGGACGCGCGAACCCGGCAGCGCCGGATCGACGTTGGTCTGCTCCGTATCACCGGCATTTTCACCGCCGCCGGGGTACGTCATTTTCACGGGAAGCCCGTAACTTGCCATTGCGTTCTCCTGTTAAGGGAGCCGCCCGTCGCCGAGCGGCTCGTCTCTTACCACGTCTCAAGTTCGAGGTAGTAATCCGCGACACCAGCCGGCGTGCCGCCCGTGGGGGCGACCGTGGTGACGTCGAGGAACGTCTGGAGCGTGCCAGCGGTTGCGCCGTCGTTCAGGAGGTCGATACGACCCTTGTTCGTCGAGGACGGAGCCAGCGTTGGGTTGTACGCTGCCACACGACCATCGACATCCTGCACGCCATAGGTAGCGCCCGCCGAAACGGACGACCCTGCATCCACGCCGATCTTCTGCGCCATGAACTTGCCCGCCGTGGTGCCGTCGCCAATCTGGACGACCGCCGCCGTGGTAACGACCGTGCACGCGGTCGTCACGTTGGCATAGAAGTCGTTGATCTTGACGAAGCGGACGCCAGCCGGAATCTTGATGCGGCGGACCGGGGCCGGAGTGGCGACGTTCATGCCGCCCCACTGATACTGCCTGCGAAGTGGTTTGTCGTATGCACTCATGCCGCGCTCTCCCACTTGACGATGCGAGCGTTCGCGTAATCTGCCGCGGTAGCATCACCTTGGCAGCGCCCGTAACCGAGCAGAGCATACCACGCCACACCCTTGCTGCGACCGAAGTCCGTCGGGATTTTGCCGCGGATTTCCTCCGGGCAAGCGATGGCTTCCGCCACCGTGTCCTCGCCGAAGAAGAAAATCCAGTCCGACTTGGCGTTGTTCCACTGATCCGCCGTGTTGGTCTGCGGATTGAACGTGGTCGAGTCGATCGCACCGCCCTGCGGAATGTGCGTCTGCTCGACGAAACGCAGGTTGTAGTACCGGCCGATTTCGCCGTTCATGATCATCTGGAACCCGGTTTCGGTGTACTGATACACACCTTCCAGGTCCAGTTTGACTTGCGAGAACGTCGTCGGCCGACCGATGCAGTAGTAGTCGTCGCCGACAAATGCAGGAATGTTGAACTCCTTCATCTGATCGACGATCGCCCGCACGTGCCCCTTGCCGAACGCCACGTTGTTCGTGATCGTCCACGTCGCCGTACCCGGCGATGCGCGGAAGGTCACCGCAGTCGTTGACGTGCCGCTGGCCGCATTCACCAGCAACGGGGTCGAGTTGAACTGCGTCCACGCGCCGATGTCGAGCGCCTGTTTGCAGTCGGTCTTCAAGACGCGCTCGATGATTTCCTGCACGGGGTGCTGGGAAAGATTGTCGAGCTTGCCGGTGTAGGGTCGATTTTGTTATCGCGCGGCTCTTTATCCGCACTTCTTGCGGTTTCCCGCAAGTCCAGACTATCTCATCCCTTTCGGGCCGGGCGCTCGTGGGCGGATTATTGTTTCCTCACCGCCTAGTCGTTGAACCTTCCGCAACCCTGGGGCTTTCGCCTTACATTTGCGGCTTGGCTGCTGATTGTCTCTGAGAGAGTTTCCAGCAATTAACCCAATTTAGCGCCGGCTATGGTTAACCGGCGTGATCAACAGCTTGCTGCGTTCCAGTGACCTGTGGCACTTTGCGCGAGATCTGCGCAATATTGCTGAGGCGAACGGTGACGGTGGTGGCGTCTGCCGACACGTCGTCGCCTTCGACCACCGCATTGGTAGTCATCGCAGTAGCAAGAGCCTGGGTCTGCCATTCATGCTTGACGGCAGTGGCCTTCGCCTTCTCAATGCCCGACATGAAAGGAGTTTCGGTCGGGTCGATACGATAGATGACATCCGCGAGATCCTCGCGGTTGCCGATGGCCTCATAGGAGGCCAGGGCATTGGCTGGTAGAGACATTTTCTTTCATCCTATT